TCAGGTGGCGAGGTCGAGGGGGAGGTCAGCGATGTCCTTCAGGCGGTTGCCGCTCACCATCGTGTCGAGCATGGAGATAGCCTCGTCGTTGTCCTCCGCGTGGACGGCCTCGATGAGTTCAGGCAGGGCGAAATGGTACAGGGTGTCGATGTCCCCGGTGCCGAGCGCGAGAGATGCCAGCCGCGATGGTGACGGCTCGGCGGTGACGACGGCGATGTGAGGGAGCCGCCCCTTCCGGTTCCGGATGAGGTTGAGGGACTCCGAGCGCGCATTCTGCGCACGATCCGAGCGAAGGGTCCACTTGCAACTGATGACCGCGTGGAGGATGCCGCGAGGCTGGTTCACTCGGCGGATCGAGGCCAGGCGGGCGACCGACTCATCCACGATGAACTCCTCGGCGTTGATGAGTTCATCCTCCACGGGATGGCGCACGACCACGATGTCCGGGGCGATGACGTAGGCGTTGCCGAGCACCGCGCGGAGTTCCGGGTTCGCACGCACCGCCACGTCGAGGTCCATGAGATGCGCGTACTGGTCGTAGGCCGCGATGTACTCGATGCTCCGACGCCCAGCCACCTTCGTGACCGTCCAGTCTCCCGGCCGGAGCATCCCCAGGCGCGTGAACGTGGCCCGCACGAAGTCGGCGCACGCCGTCTCGAACTCCCCGCCCGATGTCTGCCCGGCGAGGCGCTCCCCGATGGTTTCCACCAGGAGGTCCTGTGCGATCCGGCCCGCGTAGGCGATGCTCGACCGCTGGCTACTGTCCGCGTTGCTCGCCACCCCGCGGTCGTTGACCGTGAGCACCCCACTCGCGAGAAGTGAGGCGTGGAAGTCGCGGCGCGCCTGGGCGAGAAGGGCCTGGCTCTGATCGTCCGCCGTCATGCGGCGACCGACGCGCTCGTGGCGGCTTCGAGCACGCTGGCGATCTGCTCCCCCACAGCCTTCGCGACGGGAGGAGGGAAAGCGTTCCCGACCTGACGGTAGGCGGCAGTCTTGCGGCCGGTGATGTGCCACTCGTCGGGGAACCCCTGGACGCGCGCCGCCATCTGAACGGTGAGGCGCGGCATCCCCTCGAACCCCGGCTCCGGTGCGGTGTCTGCGATGGAGGAGCCGTTCACCCCGAGATTCGCCCACGCCTTGCGGGCTCGCGTCGGGCCGAGGTCGGGTCCGCCGTGCTTCTTCGATCCGCCCACGAGCGTCGGGGCGATCTGGGCGGCACCCTGAGCCCATGCGTCCGCGCCCTCCCAGCCGTTCGAGGCCATGAGGTCGTGGAGGAGACGCCCGACCGTGGGCGCGTCCTCGGGGCGGGGGGTGGGGTAGTCGAACGCGGGGGCGCGGAGGTCCGTGCGCACAGCGACGGCGATCACGCGGGGACGGAGTTGAGCGACGCCGTAGTCCGCGGCCTGGAGGAGCCTCCACTGTGCGGCGTAGCCCATGGAGCGGAGACGGCGGGTGACCTTCGCGCGGTAGTCATCGAACACGGGGTCGAGGAGCCCGCGGACGTTCTCGATCATCACGGCCTTGGGGCGCGTGATCTTCACGAGGTCGAGCATCGCGGGGAACAGGTCGCGTTCATCCGCGGCTCCGAGTTGCTTCCCGGCCTTGGAGAACGGGGGGCATGGGACGCCGCCTGCCACGAGGTCCACGCCCTCGTACTCGTGCGCGTGGTCCTTGATCCACCGGACCACATCACCCTCGACCACGTTCCACTCGGGGCGGTTGGCCCGGAGGGTGTTGCAGGCGTTCGGGTCAATCTCGACGGCGGCGAGATGCTCGAATCCTGCCTGCTCCAGCCCCAGGGCTTGACCGCCAGCGCCCGCGCAAATCTCTACCGACGTGAACGCCATGGCCACCTGCCCTTTCCTCTCTCACGAGATTACCGGGCCCCCTCCGACAGTCGCCTGATCGACATGGTGGGCGAGTCCGAACATCGGTCCGTGGTTCCTGCCTCTTGCAACATCGGCCGGTTTCCCCGTTGGGGGCACATCACGCGGAGATAACGCCTCTTGCATCATGGCCGGGCCACGGCGTGGCGTCGCCGCCGGGTCCGTAGAGTGCCGCGCCACGGCTGGCGCGGACGCGCGCCGCCGACCTGACCTGAGAGAGGCGGCACCCCCGCATGGCTATGGACATCGGCACACTCGTCGGATACCTGGAACTCGACACGAGCAAGTTCGAGGAGAGCGCGAAGGGCGCGGGCGCGAAGATGCCCGGCTGGATGGCGGCGGCGGGTGCGCTCGCGGCCACAGCGGCGGCGGCGGCATTCGGGGCGGCGTTCGTGAATGCGGTGAACGTGGAGGCGGGCAACCAGAAGGTCGCGGCGCAACTCGGCCTGACCGAGGAGGAGTCCCGGCGTGCTGGTGATGCGGCGGCGGCCGCGTACAAGGCCGGGTTCGGTGAGTCGATGGCCGGGGTGCAGGAGACGACCGCGGGCGTCATCTCCTCGATCCGTGGGATGCGTGAGGCGTCCGTGGATGAACTCGAAGGGATCGTGTCCGGGGTGCAGATGCTCTCCGACTCGTTCGGCATCGAGGCTGACCGCATCTCGCAGGTGGTGGGGCAGATGCTCTCCACCGGGCTCGCGTCGTCGGCGGAGGAGGGCCTGGACCTCCTCACCGCGTCCCTCCAGCGGGTGCCCGCGGCTGTGCGTGAGGACGTGATGGACGCCGTGGATGAGTACGGGCCGTTCTTCGCGCAGATCGGGCTCTCCGGCGAGGAGGCGATGAGCGCTCTCGTCACCGCCAGCGAGAAGGGCATGTACGGGATCGACAAGACCGGTGATGCCGTGAAGGAGTTCGGGCTCCAGATGCAGGACATGGCGAAGAACGGGCCCGTGCTGGAGGGGCTCGGGCTGAACGCCGAGGAGATGGCGGCGAAGTTCCTCGCGGGTGGGGACTCCTCCCGTGAGGCGTTCCAGCAGATTGTGGACGGGCTCCTGGGGATGCAGGACCCGGTGGCGCAGTCGGCGGCGGCGGTGTCGCTGTTCGGGACCCCGCTAGAGGACCTGAACACGGGTGAGATTCCCGCGTTCCTCCAGGGCCTCTCCGACATGGAGGGCGGGCTCGGTGACGTGTCGGGCTCGATGCAGGCGATGTCGGACACGGCCGGGGACTCGGTGGCGGCGAAGTGGGATCAGGTCACGCGCTCGTTCGAGGGCGTCGTGACCACGGTGGCGGGGCAACTCCTCCCGGCGCTCGTGCCCCTCCTCGACTGGGCGGCGGAGAACCCGGCCCTGCTCGGCGCGGTGGCGGCGGCGGTCGGTGCGATGGCGGTCGCGTGGGGTGTCTACACGGTGGCGCAGTGGGCGGCGAACGCGGCCATCCTCGCCAACCCCATCACGTGGATCGTGCTCGCCATCGGCGCGGTGATCGCCGCCCTCGTGCTCCTCGTCGCGAACTGGGATGCCGTGGTCGCGTGGATCAGCGAAGTGTGGGGCGGGTTCGTGTCGTGGCTCACGGAGGTCACGGAGGGCATCGCGGCCTGGTGGAACGAACTCTGGGCCGGGTTCGGTGCGTGGGTGACGAGCGTGTGGGAGGGCTTCGTCGGCTTCATCTCCGACACGTGGTCGAACTTCGTGCTCGGGCTCCAGATCATCGGTGACGCTCTCGCGGCCTGGTGGAACGGGCTCTGGTCCGGGGTCGGGCAGTTCATCTCGGACGTGTGGAACGGGTTCATCGGGTTCGTGCAGGGCATCTTCCAGGGCTACGTGGCCTGGGTAATGTCGGTCGCCTCCGGGTTCGTGAACGGCTGGAACGCCGTCTGGAGCCGGGTGGGTCAGATCATCTCGGACGTGTGGACGAACGTCGTCTCGTTCTTCCAGGGCATCCCCGGTGCCATCGGTGGGCTCCTCTCCGGTGCGGGAACGTGGCTCTACAACATCGGACGGGACATCATCCAGGGCCTGTGGAACGGTCTGAAGTCGATCTGGTCGAGCGTCTCGGCATGGTTCGAGGACACGTTCGGCGGGATCATCGACACGGTGGCGGGCATCTTCGGGATCGCATCCCCCTCGAAGGTCATGCGGCAGATGGGCGTCTGGGTCGGTGAGGGCTTCGTGCAGGGCCTCGACCAGATGACGCCCAGCGTGGAGACGGCGATGACGGACATGGCGCACGTGCCCGACACGGCGGCGGAGTTCATCGCGCGCTACCCGGTGAGCGAGGGGGCCGGAGACACGTTCCACTACCACGCGGCCGAGAACCAGTCCCTGTCCTCCGAGGAGGCCCTGTTCGAGGCTCTCGGCTCTCCGCGTTCGCCATTCGGAGGTAAGTAGGACACTCAGACCCTCCAGGACGCCGTGAGGCTCGCACAGAGCGACGAACGGGCGTGGGGTGGGGTGAGAGGGCCTGAAGGCCCTCAGAGGCGCTCAGACGAGCGGAGAGCGCCGCACACAGAGTTCGAGGGGTGGGCTTTCTCTCAGGTCAGCCCGCCCCTCGGCGTTCGCGGGGGTGCTCCAGCGCCCGCTCGCCTGCTTCATAAGCAGACAGTCCGCGCCCGCCGCTGACAACCCGCGGGCCTGCCGCATCCTCAGTCGTGGACGGCACGAGGCCCGTCGTCGGGCCATGACAAGCGACCGTGAGCGCGCGCGTTCGTGCCAGCCTCGTGCCAGTAGCCCGGTGCGGAGCGGACCTCAGGGCGGCTCTCTCGGTGCACGAGTGAGGGGCGGGCCAGCGTGTGTGCGCCAGCCCGCCCCTCCGTGGTTGCGGTGTGCATGGGTCAGGCGGGGACGCTCTCCAGCGACTCCACCAGGCGGGGGATCGAGCCCGACTCCGGGGCGGGAGCGGCGAGCGCGTCGCCATCCATGAGGAGGTCGAACGCGGCGGCGTCGGCCTCACGGAGGAGCACGAGCCCGTCGAACGGAATCTCACCCGTGGCGGCGAGGCCCTCCAGGATCGTGCGCCACGCGATGGCGGGCCGGTTCGTGCGCTCGATGGCGGCGATGCGCTCGGCGGCGGGGTCCACCTGCACGAGACGCTCCCACACCGCGCCGCGGATGAAGTCCACGACCTCCTCGGGGCGGGAGTCCTCCAGGACCTCGGGCATCGTCTCCAGCGCGTCGAGGATGGCGGCGAGCCGCACGCGGTCGGCGTCCGCGATGATGCTCGGGAGGTCACGCCCGGCGTCGAGGAGCGCGCGGACCTTCGCCCACTGGTGAGCCTGGAGCGCGATGTCGTCGGCACCCTTCGGCGCGAGCGCGTCGAGGATGGGCTGACGGTCGGGCGTGGTGGGCTCGGCGGGCATGGCGGCGGTGAGGCGTGCCCGGATCGCGTCCAGTTCCCGGCGCTGGCGAGCACGGAGGCCCTCCGGCGTCAGGTGCTGGTCCTGGAGGAGTGCCGTCGCGAGGAGGTCGCGGCGCGCGGTGGTGACGAGAGTGATGTTGCTGGCCGTGTCGGTCACGACTGGCCTCCGTTCTGTTCGGTGATGGTGCCCGGTGTGGGCGTGGACCCCGCCAGGCGGCGGGACTTCTGTCGTGCGTTGTACTCGCGGCTCCACTCGCGGCGGCATCCGCGGCAGTGTCCGCCGTTCGTGGTGCCCCACACGAGGCGGACGTGGCCGCGGGGGCAGGAGTGCCAGTCGCCGCCGTGGTCACGCTGGGCGTTGTGAGATGCGCAGAGGGGGGCGTAGGCGTCGAGGTCCGTGGAGTATCCGAGCGCCGAGCCAGCCTTCGCGCTGAAGGAGGTCGGTCGTGTCGTGAGTCCCCACCCGTTGGCGGGACGACCACAGCCGGGGGCCGCGCAGGGCTTGCCTACCGCGGAGCCCCGCTCCCGGCGAAGTGCTTCGTGAACACTGCCGTAGGTGCGTGCGGTCATCGCGCTCTCCCTTCGTCACGGGCCTGCACGCGCCGGGCGGCGGCTTCCGCCATGAGCGCGGAGACGTAGGCCTCGATGGGCTCACGCTGGGCGGTGGGGAGCGTGCGCACGGTCGCGTGGTAGGCGTCGTGGGCCGCATTGCGCCGGGCGAGAATGTCGGCGAGGCCACGGGGCCGCGGGGGTGAATAGACCATCGGTCAGCCCTCGGTTCCGAACACGAGGCGGTCGAGGAGGGTCCCCACCTGGTCCAGGCCCGCAGTGTGCGCGGCGTCGAGGTTGAGGAGGCGTGCGCGGCGCTCCATGATCTTCAGGCACGTCTCCGCGGAGCGAACGTCACCGTTCACGGCGGCGGCGAAGTGGCCGCGGAAGATCGCATCGAGCCGGTCGAGTTCGAGGAGGCGCAGTTCGTCGGCCTCCTCACGCGGGATCGCGGCGATGGCATCCTTCAGCCAGGCGTAGACCGTCGAGGGATGCACCTTCAGGTGTGCGGCGATGGCCTCCACAGCGATCCCGGCGCGGCGCATCGTGAGCGCCTTCTGCTTCCGGGTGGCCGTGGCGATCCGTCGCGGTGCGCCCTTCGGTGCGGGACGCTCACCGAGGAGGTACTCGGCGGCGAGGTCGGCGGTGTCAGTGGTGTTGGCGCTCATCGCGCCTCCTCTCGGGTCATGCGAGTGCCGCAAATGCAGTAGCCGCGGGGGTTGAACAGGTGGGTGTGCTGGGACCATGCGCGGAGCATCCACGCGGCCCACTCGGCGGGCCAGTCGGCGGATGCCTCGGGGCCGTCGAAGTAGTAGGCGACGAACCGTGCCGTCTGCTCCTCCAGCCAGCGGGACCGGGGATGCATCCCACGGGCGCGAGCCCAGAGGCGCATCGGGATCGTGACCGCGAAGTCGGTGGGGAAGGTGGTCCGGGCGCTCATGCGCTCTCCTCTCGGGTGATGGTCCAGGCTTCGGGGGTGCCGGGTAGGCGCGTCGGCCACGTCGGCATTCCGGCATCTCGTGCCGCATCCCACACGTAGCCGTGTGCGAACAGCAGGTCGTGGAGCCGGTCATCCTCCACGAGGTCATCCCCGGCCTCGGTCAGGGCCCGCGACCGGAGGCCGCTCCATGCGCGGATGCGCTCCCGGCGCTCCTCTGCGGAGAGGGCGTCGAGGTACGCGAGTTCGACCTCTCCGAAGCCGTTCACGTCGATGGAGTCGCATCGAGCATCGACAGCACGGAGTGCATCGAGCACGTTCCGACGCTGAGCATCCGTCAGCCTCCAGCGCGTCGAAGCGCTGTTACGAGATGGGTCTACTTCTTGGTTCTTCTTCCCTGGGTCTACTTCGTAGGCACCTGGTGCCTCAATCGGGAGGCACGTCGTGCCGGAATCGGAGGCACGAGATGCCTCAATCTCCTCGGCCCCCTCATGCATTGCGGCATCTCGTGCCGGAATAGGGAGGAGGGGACGCGCGCCCACCCGGTAGCGGTTCCCCTGCCGGGTCCCACGTGAGAGGACCTGCACGAGCCCGACCTCGATGAGGCGCTTCAGCGCGAGGCGCACGGCACGCGGTGATTGGCCCGACTCACGCGCGATGAGGTCCTGCCCTGGGAACGTCACGCCGTCCTCATCGGCACGGTCACGGAGCACGGTGTACACCGCGATCTGTGGCGGGGTGAGCCCCAGCGCGGGCACGGCCTCCCGTGTGAACCAGTGGTGTGCGCGCACCCATCCGGCCGTCATGCGGCGACCTCCTCACGCGCGGCCTCCTGGAACTCGGCCAGGTGGGCGTCGAAGCGGTCGAGCGCGGCGAGCATCGAGGCGAACGGCCCCGGCGTCGGCTCTGCGTGCTGTGTGTCGGTCATGGTTCTACCCGCCCGAGTCAGAGCCCGAGGGCGTAGTCGATGCCACGCTCCCCGATGGCCGGGGCGTAGGCCGAATGCACCGCGGCCTCGTTGAGCATCTCGCCGTTGAGCCCGTTGGGCGGGGTGAGCGAGAAGCCCATCTGCTCCAGGCAGGGGGCCACGAGCACGGACACCTTGCGGCCGTCCTTCTGAACCGCGACCTCGCCGCTGTTGATGAGCGCGTAGGCGGTGGGGAGCGAGACGCCGCGGAGGAGCGCGAACTGTCGCACGCTGATCGTCGGCACGGGGAATGTGCGGAGTGCCGCGAGAAGCGATGCCCGCTGGGCGGTCTTGTCGAGTTCCGGTGTTGCCATGAGGACCCTCCCTGGGTCGCGTTGTGAATGCGGTCCCAAGGTCCTTCCCTGGCGTTCGGGGTGAGGGTGGCTCTCGCCTGTCTCATCCCTCCCGGTTGCATGAGACTCTACACGATTCGCGTGCCACTAGGCGGTATTGTGGGAGAACGGATTCAACGTCTGACCTGCGAAAAGGTGACACACTGTCACCCTGACTCTGGTGATACATTGACACCACAACCACGAAGGAGTCGCAGATGAGCGAGCGAAAACAGAAGACAAATAGGCAGGCGTTCGGGAGCGTCAGGAAGTTGCCGAGCGGACGATGGCAGGCGAGATATCCCGACCCCGCTGGGCGCGCCATGACCGCCCCCACGACGTTCGCGACGAAGCGCGAGGCGCAGGACCACATCGCCGGAGTCCGCGCCGACCGGATGCGTGGCACCTACAGGGATCACCGCGCCGGGCTCACCCCGTTCGGTGACTACGCCCGTGAGTGGATCGCGAACGGTGGGACGCGGGGACAGTTCGCCCCCAAGACCAAGGCGAATAACGAGGACCTCCTGGCCGGGCTCCTCCTCCCCTTCCATGACCGGGCGCTCTCCGCCATCTCCCCCTCCGACGTGCGCACCTGGTACACCCGGAGCCGGAAGGAGTTGGCCGACGCCGGGCGGAAGCGCGCCGCGGCATCCCACGCCCGTGCCATCGCCGCCGCGAAGAAGCGGGGCCTACCGGCCCCGCCCGCACCCGTCGCGCAGACCGGCGAATCCCGGCTCCGCCAGGGCTATACCCTCCTCCGCTCCATCCTCGCCACGGCAGTGAAGGATGGGCTGATCGGCTCGAACCCGTGCCAGATCGGCGGGGCAGGATCGGTGAAGCACCCGGAGCGACCTCTCCTCACGCCCGACATGCTCGGCGTGATCGTGGAGGAGATGCCGGAGCAGTGGGCGCTCCCCATCCGCGTGATGTTCGGCGCTCACCTGCGCCTCGGTGAACTCGTGGCGCTCCAGCGTGGCGACTACGCGGACGGCGTGCTGAAGGTGGAGCGGCAGACGACGCTCGTGAACGGCAAGCCGGTGACCACCAAGACCAAGACGGGGAACGTGCGCCGGGTGAAGTTGCCGCCGCGCATCGCCGCTGAGGTCGAGGCCCACCTGGCCGCGTCGAAGGGCTTCGCGCGTGCGCCCATGTTCCTGCGCTCCGATGGAGAGCCGATCACGAACCACGCGCTCGGGCAGGCGTGGAGGAGGGCGGCGCGGAGAGTCGGGCTCGGACAGTTCCACCCTCACGACGTGCGCCACGCGGGCCTCACGATGGCGGCGCAGAACGGAGCGACGACGCGCGAACTCATGGCACGCGCCGGACACTCCACAGCACGGGCGGCGCTCATCTACCAGCACGCGGCAGAGGAGCGCGACGCGGCGCTGGCGGAGGGCCTCGACGTGCTCGGAGGGAGCCCAACTCGGAGCGTTACTGGCACGGGGATGGCACGAGCGGCCATCCTGGCAACGGAAAAGTCCCCTGATCTGATGGCGGAAAATGCCGTCTGA